ATCTAAAATCTCCATACAGAGTTGAAGCTGTGGCATATAATGGATTGGCACCTCACCCGGTATAATCTGTCGCATTGGGGGACATTTGATCTCGACAAGTTTGCCAGATTCCGATACACCGTCAGGGCTTCCACCCAACCATTTATGGACCGGGTGTGGGCATAACCCTATTTCGTGAACTACTTCATTGTGGCGTTGTTCGTAAAGAATGCGTGCTTCATCTTCGTATAACTCACCATGACGTGTAGCTGCGTTGCCGGTGAATTTTTCACCAAGTCCACATTTCTTTAGAAGAAGGCCTTCGGGTGTGTCGTATTTATTCACACCGATTGCTGTCGCCGCATCACTTGCGGTTAGCATGTGCCCTCTTAGACTCAACCACTCCTCCGATTTTTGAGGAGCATACTCCCTTTCTATCAGCTTGCGTATCTTCTCCAACATTAATTGTTTTAGAGTCCAACTGTTTAAGTAATATGCGAACGTGTTTTTGAGAATAAACACCCTTTTTGTTTTTTTTATCGTTTTTCGTAACACGTTTTTTGTATTCGTAGTTATCGGACATTGTTGTAATGATTATGTTGATTGCTTAACTTAGGTGGATAAAAGAATGTTTTAGCCGCATTTTGTTCCGCCTGTTTCTTATTCTTAGCGAACCCCCTCCCCAAACATACACCATCGACAAACACGTCTATGTAAAAAATCCCATTCTCATGATGACCCACATTATACACCGGTAGAGATAAACCGTTAGATTGACAATATCTCATGAGATGATCCTTGTAATTGTCATCCACCATGATAGAATCCATATTCACAAACGAAGGATCGTTATATATGCGAAGTATAAATTCCTTTGCGTGGAGCAATCCCATATCCATATAAATTGCACCTATCAAGGCTTCGAATGCGTCTTCAAGAATTTTCGGGTTATGATTCCATTCATTTCTCATACCCTTTTCATCCATCTTGATCCATTTATAAAGCTCCATTTTAGTTGTTGATCCATTTATAAAGCTCCATTTTAGTTGCGATTTTCGCCAAGGTTTCACCTCGTACAAGTTTCGTACGAGCTTTTGTAAGAAAACCTTCCTGTTTATCTTCGTATCTATCGTATAAAAATTTTGTAATAACAAAACCTAATACTGAATCACCGATGAACTCTAAAGTTTCGAATGAACCTGATAGGGTTTCATCTTCTTTGAGTGCGGATTTATGGGTAAATGCTCTTTCGTACAAATCCAAATTAGAGATTTTTGTACCAACGAGGGTTTCAATAGTATTTTTATCAACCAACATTTATATTATTATGAAGTATTTTTTTAAGCTTCTACCTTTGTGTAATGTGGACTTAGGTACTTTTGGAGGTTCAGGAAAGTAACCTGAACATCAGCGGGGGGTTGGAGAAGATCGCGAAGCTTCTGATCGAGAACAAGAATGCGTCCATTGTCGGGGTGCTTGAGTCCATTATCCTTGACGTACTTGTTGATAGCACGAGTTACGAAGCTACGAGAAACGAGCTTGTCGGCGGGGAGGTCTAGGAAATCGCGGAGCTTGTCGGAAACCTTCTGCTCACGGTTAAATCCATTGTTCTTGGCGCGGTTTGCCGACTTCTCACCAGTGGGATCGTCAAGCTTAGCCTTAATCTTACGAACAATCTTAGTGAGAGACTTAACTTCGGCGCGGAGAGCGGTAATCTCAACAAGGCATGAATCACGGTTGCAGTTGGTATCAGTAGACATTATACAATGTATAGTCGTTAGATCTTTAAGTATGTAGTTATTACGAGTAAAATGAGTAGGAAAAGAATGAAGCGAACTATCGTGTAAATCGTGTACGAAACACCAAAACCATAAGGTTCTCTAGGTGTTATATCATTTGTGGAATTCGGACAATCACCTGGGCAGCAATTATTGTCGCATGCGATTATTATACCTTTCTCTCTGGTTCCACATATCTGATTCTTCCTAGGATCCGTACTACCTAAACTATCAGCGTAACACCTACAATCTCTCGTGTCTTCACAGGGGCCCATGATTATAATGTCTATATATTATAATGGACGAAAAAAGTTACACTAAGTCTGCGATCACCAAATTTATGAATGAAAATTTATTTTTCGGAGATGCTAAATTGAAAAAATATTACGAAAGGGATCAGGCAGGTGATGTCGCTAAGTTTAGGGCTCGAATGCACTCTACACATTCTACTAAAACGTTTGAAAAGTTAGTATACGTTTTCGTCACGGATAATATAAGGGACATAATATTAGACACAATTGGTGAACTTACCACAGCGACAAAATCCATGGGAGATCTGATAGTCAGTGGAGGTGAAGCGTTTAACATGTACATGCCGTTCAATGAACGGGTAGTCACGAGTGATATTGACGCGAAATTTGTACCCCTCATACCAAACGATTCTAAGTATTTTGGTAAATTACAAGCGACGAAGTTAATTTTATGGGATAAACTTGGTGAAATAGCGAAAAGGATGAACATGAAAATAGTAAATAGACTCAAATCTGTTAAGAGTAAAGTTTACAAATTCACGGGATTATCTTTCAAATCTACGGGTCCTAAAATTACACGAAGGTATACTCTCATAAAAAAGAAGAAAAATGGAAAGACTAATAAACCTTCCACCAAGGATGTTTTCATAGATGTAGAATTATTCGCCTTAGACTTAAACGTTCGATGCTTTTCTCCCGATAAAAATAAGGTAGAAGATTTCGTGGTGGGCGGCATTTTAGACATTCCATTCATGAGACCTGATGAGTTTGGTCATGATGTAGCGCACACTAGGCAACGTGGTATAATTTATAGAAATGCCCTAACTGGGAAGATGATAAAGAATACGTACATTCTGGTCGCGAGTAGAGAGTTCTTAATCGAAGATATCTATCTCATGCATAAATTAAAATTGAGACCAGAAAAGAAGGAGAAAGATAGGCAACGGCTCGTAAAACTCGGTAAACTCTTTAATAAAAATATAAAATCATCGGATAGTATTGAAGCTATATTTAAAAAGGTTTCACCAAAACTAGCCAAAATTAAAACGTTGAAGAAACGCGTGGGTGTNGTTAATATGAAAAAAGCTACCCGTGTTAACCCTGTTAAATACGATACGTACACGAGCAAACCACCAGAAGATCGTCTATCTAAACAAATTGTACATGGTCTCAAAGCCGTTAGTGCCAATAACAATATAAATGGATATGAGCGTAGTCATGGTAATCAGCGATTTAATTTGAAAAACTACAAATGGAAGAATGTGAAATCAAACGCATACGTTAAGAATGAATTCAATTACAGACCAGTGCAGGCTAAGAATATTCCCAAAAATTTACAGATGAATAAAACGTTATACGGTTTTAATCCCAGGAGGGATAGTTGGATGTCTAAATCGTTGATCGAACGTGCTTCTAAAATACCCTATATAGGTTTAAAGAAATGAGACGTTCAAAACGTATAAAATGATTTACGACAAGATTACCAAGGGAGATGACGGTCTTCGCCACGTTCGAGCGTTTTCCGATGAGCGCAAGCGTAACTTTCTTCAACTCGAGGATGTGAAGATCGTCGATATTTCTCATGATTTCGTTTTTGAGTCTTCTTGTTCCAAACCTTTTGACGAGCTTCAGGAAACCAACGTCGCCAACGCTGTTGTCAACAGTGAGGAATGGTTTGGTCGAGCACTTTCTGAGCAAACCTTACGCCGCGCGTACTCCAGGGAAGGTGCTATTTCTGCCGAACGTCTAGACACTACCAAGGTTTTCAACTCCAAGAAGGAGGTCGTAGATTACGATACTTTGAAGGAGGATATGAATTGCTCCGTGGTAGTAGAATTTTCTGGACTTTGGTTTGCGAAGAAGGCTTTCGGTCCCACTTATAATATTGTCCAGGTCAAACTTCATCCCGAACCCGAACCCGAACCTGAGAAGGATGAAAACAATTTTGACGAATCATATCCAGAAGACTATATGTTCGAGGATCGTGAGTAAAAAAAAATTATCAGTATATATAAAACATGATGAAGAAGATTTCTCCTCGTACGGCAATGATGGTGGTCGTCGCGGCACTTGTCGTCTACGCTATATACACTCAGACCATTGGCAAGACTTCTGCATATGCGGTCACCCCCAAGGACTACGCCCCTGTCGGTGTTGATCTCGCTCCCAGCTCCCCAGATTCGGCTCCCGTCGTATCTGATCCCAGCTGTGAGATGAAGGCGGGTACCGGTCTCGCGTCTTCTTTACTCCCCCGCAAGGTGGCTACCCAGGAGGATTTTGGCCAATTTGCACCCGAAGAAATTCTTTCCGGTCAGAACTTCCTCGCTCCCCGTAATCAGATTGGTTTCCCCGAGAGTGTAGGTGGTGCCCTCCGAAACGCTAACCAGCAGGTACGCGCCGAGCCCCCCAATCCTAAAAAGCCTTACATCTGGCAGAACTCGACTATCGCGAGTGATACCATGATGCGCCCCCTCGTTTAATATATTTAAAGCTTATCCCTCTTTATAGTATACATGTCCAATATGGCAACAGATGAACTATCCCAAAGCGTCTCTAAACTGGTCGACCTCAGCAGGCAGATTAAAGAAGCTCGTTCAGATATAAAAATTCTCACGGATGCAGAAAAAGCACTTAAGTCGCAGGTGAAAAAACTAATGTTAGATAACGGCCTCGACGTAATCAACCTCAAAAAGGGTAAAATCTCGGTCAAGAAAAGTGTCAGGAAAGGTGGTCTTAATAAGAACACGGTTAAGGAAGGTCTCGCTATTTTCTTTGACGGAAACGAACAACAAGCTGAAAACGTCTTAAAGGTTATACTCGATAACATTCCAACGAAGGAAACTTCTACTATCGCTCTCACGGGTGTCAAAAACAAACCAACAGAATAATGGTCTGGAACCAATACGTTTTTGAAGCTAACGAAGGATACGATGTGTATGATAGTGAGGAAGAGGAATACAACGAGAACAATAAACTGACCATCGAAGATTGGGAAGTTGAACACTCGGACGTACTATGGAGAATGTGGCATACGATCAATACACTCCTATATGATGCTCAAATTGAACACACAGGACAATTTTGTGATTTTGTTGAATTTTGTCATATGCATCACGATCCTTTAGAGGAACGTGTGACTTTCGAGTATCAGGAACAAACTAAGTGGTACGAAGAAAGAATCGTTTATGTTTGGAAAACCCTCAGAAGAATGGTTAATGATAACCATCTTCANGAGGAATTTTTCAGGGGAGCGCGATTTAACGACTTTTTCCACTTTACTAAAAATTTTATGTGTATATACTAAATGATCCCTAACGTAACTTCCCCGAAAGTTGCCGTACCCGCTGCTCTCTTTCTCGCGCTCAGCCCTGGTATGCTTCTCAAGACTTCCGGTACCAAGATTTCTTTCAAGAATGTCAGCACCGATCGCATGTCCGTGTTCTTCCACGCATTAGTCTTCCTCATCGTGTACTCTCTCGTTGCTCGCGCTATGGGTGTCGTACTCACCAGGAACGATCTTCTCGTGGCCACCACTCTTTTCATGGTCCTCAGCCCGGGTATGCTTCTTACGATCCCTCCCGGTAAGTTCATGTCTGGTAAGACTTCCCGTCCCGCCATTCTTACGCACGCCGTCGTATACGCGGTCGTCTTCGCTCTTTTACGAAAGCAATTTCCTCAGTTTTATTAAGTGACTGATGGAATACATTATCCTAGGTCCAGCAGCCATGGGAATCTTCACGGTTCTCGGTTGTTTAAAACGTGAAGAGGAAAATTTAAAAAATATTAAAGAAATTTCCGGTTCATCAGCGGGTGCTATATTAGCTTTATTCTTAGCTCTTGAAATTCCACTGTATGATGTACTCGAACGCCTCTTATCCGTAGATATAGAAAAATTAACTAAATATAAACTTAAATCGTTATTATCGTCCTATGGTTTAATAGATATAAATCCTATACGAAAAATTTTAGTAAAAATATATGAATGCGATCCTACCTTTTCAGAATTGAAAAAGAAGATATACGTGTCAGCGTATTGTCTCAATAGACGAAGAACTGAATACTTTTCGGTAGATACTCACCCAGAAATGAAAGTCATAGATGCCATTTGTCTTAGTATATCCATTCCAATATTAACATCAACGAAGAAGTATCGAGATATGATATACATAGATGGAGGTACGAAGGAAATAATACCTGCAACTCCATTTATACATATTCCATATCATAAAATCATGTGTGTTAGGCTTAAACCTCAAGATATATACATAGAAAGTATATCAAACTTTAAAGAGTTTATGGGTGCTTTATTATCGGCGGTATTAAACGTCAGGGCACACTTAAACACGGAAACATACGGGAAAAACATAGAAGTAGATACAGGGAATCATAATTTGTTTTCATTTAACATGTCATACGAAGAGAAAATACGTATGTATTTACATGGTTTAAATCACTAAAACCTATTGTTATATTTTTTTATCAGATTATAACAATATGGACGCGTGTGATCCAGGATCAGAATCTGTGAACATCAGGAGATTGGTGAAGTTACACACGGGTAAGAGTGTAAGTATATCTCGTGATACGGCGTGTGAAATTTTGAAGCTCGCCAAGCGTGGAAATTCTCCCCTTCCACCTTTATCTATTACTCGCGACAAAAAGTATTTATTAGACGCGAAATCCCCTTTATCCCAAAAGGATTATGAGGCTTTATTTAGTTCCGACGTCAAGTTGAAGGATGTCAAGCGTATAGCTAAAAAGGCTGGCTTACTACGCGTAGATAAGACCATAGCAGAATTGCGTCAGGCTATAGGCAGACGCCTCTCTAGTATGAACGTACGCGAACCTGTTATGTTGCATAAGGGTTCTGTTGAAGTTATACGTAATGCCGCGTTTAATAACAACGCGAACGCTAACGCGAACCAGATGAACAATTTGAACAATTTGAACAATTTGAACAATTTGAACAATTTGAACAATTTGAACAATTTGAACAACGCGAATCGATTGAACAACAACAATAACGCGAATCGATTGAACAACAACAACACCAACGCGAATCGATTGAACAACAACAAAAACAACACCAACGCGAATAGAAATCGCAACATGAACAA